CAACTTCAACTTCAACTTCAACTTCAACTTCAACTTCAACTTCAACTTCAACTTCAACTTCAACTTCAACTTCAACTTCAACTTCAACTTCAACTTCAACTTCAACTTCAACTTCAACTTCAACTTCTACTTCAACTTCAACTTCAACTTCTACTTCAACTTCAACTTCTACTTCAACTTCTACTTCTACTCCAACTTCTACTCCAACTTCAACTTCTACTTCTACTCCAACTTCTACTCCAACTTCTACTCCAACTTCTACTTCAGAACATACATTCCATTCCCACCCACCGAGCCCTTTCTTTTCAACTTGTTTATTTTTATATTTTTATAATAAAGTCATAGGGTACCCCCTACAATTTCTAATATTTAATAAAAGTTGTATATAAAGTCCGAAAATATTTTGGAAAAAGGACAAAAATAAATGTCCAAAAACGGTTTTCTGAAAATAGAATTTTACAACGGTTCTTTAAAAAGTGGTTTTAAAGCATAATGCAGCGATTTTCATTTTTCTTTGAAATGTTTGTTAGCATAACTTTTTTATTGTTTTTGGGGGGAAAGTATTTAGAGAGTTTTTAATGTTATCTTATAATATATAAATATGGATAACACTGAAAACGCAAAAAACTCAAAAACAACAAAATATTATAATTGTGAATGTTGTGACTTCATAACAAAGCGTAAAAATGATTACAATCGTCATCTTTTGACAGCAAAACATAAGGCAACTATAGAAGGTAACATAAAAGCTGAAAAGCGTATTATTTGCAATTGTGGTAAGGAATACAAAAATAGACATGGATTATCTAGACATAAAAAGAATTGTGATTATAAACCTATTGAAGAACCTATTATAGAACCTGTTAGAGAACCTACTCAAGAACCTACTCAAGAACCAACTCAAAACCTTACAATGATTGAACCTAATATTAATATGATTATTGAGATAATTAAAGAAAATCAAGAATTTAAAAAATTAATAATAGAACAAAGTAAACAATTATTCGAACAAAATAATAAAGTATCAGAACAAAATAAACAAGTTATTGAGTTACATAAGGAGAACAATATTTTAATTAATAAATTAGTAGAAAAGGAATCTATTATGACAATAAATAATAATAATAATAATACTACTAATAATAACAATCAAAAGTTCAATCTTAATTTCTTCTTGAATGAAACCTGTAAAGATGCTATGAATATGAAAGAATTTATAGATAATATTAAAGTTACATTCGAAGAACTTTTGGTGATTGGAAATACAGGATTTGTCAATGGTGTTTCCGATATATTTATAAATCGTTTGAAAGACATGGAAGTTACAAAACGTCCAATTCATTGTACGGATCTGAAAAGGGAAACTATTTATTTGAAAGAAGACAATGAATGGAATAAAGATGAAAAGGAAAATAAAAAATTAAAGGATGCTATTGAGAAGGTTGAATATAAAAATTTCCATTCGTTAAATGAATGGTGTGAAGAAAATCCTGAAACAAGAATATCAAGTAGTGATAAAGGGGAATTATATATGAAGATATTTGAAAAAACATTAGATGGAGATGAAAAGACCCGTGAAAAGGTAGTAAAAAATATTACTAAAAAGATTACTATAGATAAAGATCAATGAGGTGGATCTCTACTGTGTATAATAGTCGTCTTTGTAAGAAAGTATTGGCATTGGTCTTACCAATTGTATTTTCAAGATTTATATTATATAATTATATAGAGTTCTTAACTAGACAATTAGAGAACTGGAGAATCCTGAAATTACCCCCTCCTTTACTAGAAATTTCATAAATTTTCAGTAAAAATATGTTACCATAACAACAGCATAATATATGTCATGAGTAAATGAGTGTGTTATTGGTTATCTAGTAGGATATTGGCAGCATATATGGTAACGAAATCAGGGGAACCAAGGTTCCCCATGAAACCCCCCTCATTTGATAGTGTTATTTATATTGTATTTGATATTAATCATTAGGTTAACATCAAGTTGTTTTCTTTCAAGGGAGGGGTTTCAGGGGGAACCGTAGGTTCCCTGAGTTCTCAACTCTATAATTAGAGAACTGGAGAATCTTCTTCTACTCTCCAAATCTCTATGGAATTATAGATTTTTCTAGTAAACATTTCTATTACCATAACAACAGCATAATATATGTCATGAGTAAATGAGTGTGTTATTGGTTATCTAGTAGGATATTGGCTGCATAGTTGCTAACAAAATCAGGGGAACCAAGGTTCCCCATGAAACCCCCTCATTTGATAGTGTTATTTATATTGTATTTGATATTAACTCGGGGAACCGTAGGTTCCCCTGAAACCCCTCCCTTAAAGAAAACAAATTGATGTTAACCTAATGATTAATATCAAATACATCATAAAAGGAGGGGGTTTCAGGGGGAACCTTGGTTCCCCTGAGAGGGAGGGGTTTCAGGAGGAACCTTGGTTCCCCTGAAAAACAGCTAAGAAACGCATAAAAAATTGAATAAAATTTTTATTAAATCTATATAAAGTATTATTAATAACTATCAATATAGTTCTAATCTTTCAATATGGCTACTGTTACTTCTATCGAATCCGCTCAACAACAAGTTCTCACTGCTGCCTCCAATCAATTGTCTGGTGGTATTTGTCTCGACAATGTTAAGACTTGTACTCCTACTCTACTCGATGACGCAGTTGTTAAACCTCGCACCACTCTACCTGCTAAATACAACAAGTTCTTGCAATTCGGCTTTTATCTTATGAAAAAAATTAATTCCGATCACGAAAACCAACTTATCGACGAAACACTCTTTCTTAATAAATTACGCATCTTCGATACTATCGATTCTCAGCAATCTTTCGTACAAGAGTTTATTGATAGTTCCAAGACTATCAACCAGACTTTGCGTAAAATGGTACAAGTTCACAAGAAAAATATTATAAAAGCCGCTAAGGTTAAGACACCTCGCGTCAAAAAAGTTAAGGAACCCAAACTACCTAAGGAAAAAAAAGACAAAAAAAATGCTAAACAAAAAAAAAATATTACAGCAGAAGAAGACATTCTCGTTGATGAACTCGTACGACTAGCTCAGGGAACCTACGGTTCCCCTGAAACCCCTCCCTTAGCTGAAGTTGTTGCGGATGTTGTTTCTGAAGTTAAAAAGGAGAAAAAAGTCAAGGAAGCTAAGCCGGTCAAGGAGCCTAAAGTTGCCAAGGAACCCAAGCCTGTCAAGGAAGCTAAGCCTGTCAAGGAAGCTAAGCCTGCCAAGGAACCCAAGCCTGCTAAGGAGCCTAAAGTTGCCAAGAAAGCTGTTAAAGAAGACAAGGTTGAAGCCAAGGTTGAACCCAAGGTTGAAGACAATGTTGAAGCCAAGCTTGACGAAGAAGAAGAAGAAGAAGAAGAAGATTTAGATGTCTCTCCCTATATTCATAACAATGTTAAATACCTTATCGATGATGCCAAAAATATTTATCATTTCGATACTCATCAATTCATCTCTACATTACAGCAATTACTCAGGGAACCTACGGTTCCCCTGAAACCCCTCCCTTAAACTCAGGAAACCTACGGTTCCCCTTAAACCCCTCCCTTAAACTCAGGGAACCTACGGTTCCCCTTAAACCCCTCCCTTAAACAATAAATTATACAATTAAACTATAAAAAATTTATACAATTAAACTATAAAAAATTTATACAATTAAACTATAAAAAATTTATACAATTAAACTATAAAAATATGTATATATTGTTTTTTTGTTTCTACTCACTCACAGCAACCTACGGTAACATCTAGTCCCTCTATTTAAGGGAGGGGGGTCACGGGAATAACCTTCCTAACATCTAGTTCCTCTATTTAAGGGAGGGGTTTCACGGACAACCGTACGTCCCCTCACATTAATATCAAATAACAATATTAAAGAAGGCGGGTTCAGAGGTAACCTTGGTTACCCTCACTCACATACTCATCACCTAATATCACACACATCGATACATATAACAAACACTCCTCTTCATATAATAAACCTTTATACATACCACTCACTAACTTCTTTTTATTCCATCGTAATTGCCTTATCCTATCATTCTCAAATTCTGATTCTCTCTCCTCTTTTTTTATTTCTACGCAAAAACCTCCTTCATGTCTATCTAATCTTTGTATTTTTCCAAGTGTTTGACGTTCATTATAATATTCACAAATCTTATCATAACACTCTAAACTTATTCTATCTATAGTTATTGTAATATTTCCTTTTCTCTCTTTCATTTTTTCTTTTATTTCTTTTCTACAACAAGGACAAATTTTTATATTACAAATACATTCTCTATGAAATTTATGATTACAGTCAGTTACAAATATACTATTTAATGAAATTAATTCATCCAAGCATATAGGACAATCTTCTGTAATCGGTGACATTGTATTATTATATTTATAATAATTATAACTATTATTTCAGTAATTTTCAATTTTTTATTATATTTTATTATTTTTTATTATTTTTTATTACATTAAAATACAATACTACAGTACAATATGACATCATTATACAAATTCCCTCAATGGATCGATCCTAAAAAGCTAGATTGGTATTGGTTTTCAAAAAATCCCAATATTTTTGAATTGGATTATGGGTTCTTCAAAGTAATAAAAAAATTAAAAATGAATAATTTAAAAGGAGTTTTGGCGGTTACTACAACAAACCATCCTTTTTGGTCTAATGTATATAATAAATCCTTTACATATAATGATCAAGTACATTCTTGTATTACAGGTGGTGGGTATTTTATGGATTTATATTGATAATAATATAAAAATTTCTTGATGTTTATATTATTATAATGGAAAACAATAACAAATAAAAATTATATATGATAAAAATAAAAAGTTTGTAAAAGATGTTAGTGATTGTGTATATTATTGTAAAAAGTTAAATGATTTGATTGAATTAAATAAAAACAAAAATATAGATAAAGATGTTTTACGGGATATGAATTGTTATATTTCTTGCTATAAATTGTATAAATAGATTAATTATCTTCTTTGTCTATTGTTATCTTTTTAGTAATATTTTTTACTACCTTTTCACGGGTCTTTTCATCTCCATCTAATGTTTTTTCAAAGATCTTCATGTATAATTCTCCTTTATTACTACTTGATATTCTTGTTTCGGGATTTTCTTCACACCATTCATTCAATGATTGAAAGTTCTTACATTCAACTTTCTCAATAGCATCCTTTAATTTTTTATTTTCTTTTTCATCTTTGTTCCATTCATTGTCTTCTTTCAAATAGATGGTTTCTCTTTTAAGATCCGTACAATGAATCGGACGTTTTGTCACTTCCATGTCTTTCAAACGTTTTATGAATATATCTGAAACACCATTGACGAATCCTGTATTACCAATTGTTAACAATTCTTCGAATGTAACCTTAATATTATCTATAAATTCCTTCATATTCATAGCGTCCTTACAGGTTTCATTCAAGAAGAAATTTAAGTTGAATTTTTGATTGTTATTGGTAGTATTATTATTATTGATTGTTGTATTGGATTCTTTTTCTACTAATTTATTTATCAATTTATTGTTCTCTTTATTCAAAATATTATTTTCCTTGTTTAAAATATTATTTTCTTTATGTAATTCGATAACCTGGTTATTTTGTTCTAATAATATTTTTTTAAATTCATGGTTTTCTTTTATTATATCAATAATCATATTAATATTAGGTTCAATATTTGTAAGTTTTTGACTAGGTTCTTCAATAGGTTTATAATCGCATGTTTTTTTATGTTTGGATAATCCTTGAGAATATTTATATTCCTTACCACATTTGCATTTAAAGTTTAGATGTATTGATTTTTCTAATGTTTGTATCAATGATGTATCTTTTAGGTGTTTTGTAGTAATTAAATGACGTTCATAATGAAATTTTACACTGCTTATAAAGTTGCATTTTAAACAAGAATAAATATGTTTCTCTTTTTTCTCTTTTGTTGTATCCATTATGTATCTATTATAGATACATAGAAAAAGTCTCTAAATACTTTCCCTCAAAAAACAATAAAATATTATGCTAACAAACTTTTCAAGGAAAATCCGGATTTACTGCATTATGCTTTGAAACCACTTTTCAAAGAATTGTTGTAAAATTCTATTTTCAGAAAACCGTTTTTGGACATTTATTTTTGTCCTTTTTCCAAAATATTTTCGGACTTTATATTACACTTTGGACAGATTTCTCTAAAAAAAGTATAAAATAATAGTTTTTTTGATGTTTTTTTCTTGAATAAAAAACGTACAAAATCAATAAATATTATTATAAAACCACCTTGTAAAGAATCCCAGTAAAATATGAATATTAAACCAACTTCAACCTTATTTTCCGTTTTATTTTTTCTTCGTCTTCAAACAAGTATAAATTGAAGTTGCAATAAGAATAGTTCTCTATATCTTCTTGGATGGTTATCCTAGACATCATTTTCAATTCTTCCAAATAAACCATATAGGTTATAAATCCATCATTCTTCCTTACTTTCTCAAAGACAACACCTTTATAAATTCGCTCCATGATCGAACGATCTTTATAACAATAATTCAATAATTCACAACTACTTTGGATCTTTCTAATATATCGCATAGAAGTATTTATATATTCCATTTGTTCTATCCAATCTTTCAAGAATTTCTTCGCATCAATACCAATATTCTTTACCAAGTCTAAGGTTTCAAACAATATTATTTGGTTCAAAAGATCTACTAACCTACGTATTGGACTCGTAATATGAATATATGCGGTCAAATTATTTTTTTGACCTTTATCAAATATAGAACTATTATTAATAACCACTTTATTTTTTATTAAATTATGGTAGGAATCAATGTTCTCATTGAATAAATTATATTGACCGATTGTATTGTTCCACATTTTAATAACACGAACAGTGTCTTCATTCAAACCGGACACCAAATCGTTTTTAGAATGCAAATCCCCATCAATATAAGATGCCGATCTGAATATACCGGTTTTATTATTTGCTAATAAAATACCTGTAAAAGCGTTTGTTTGGACCATCCAATGTGATACTAAATGGTGGCTGTTTTTTATAGAATTATCCATCAAATAAGAGATATCAAATAACCATTTATAATACATATCGGATTTCAAACTTTTTTCGTCTTCGTAATGATAATTATGTTTTACTTCTATCAAAACATTTTTATATTGTATGGGATTTTCTCCTATTAATTTCCCATTCTCATCAATCATTATATCCATTGTATAAGCAAATCTCGGTTGATTCTTTTGTAAGCTACATAAAGTATCTGATAATATGGTTGGTAACATAGGTCTACGTCTATCTGGTAAATAAATTGTCGAAACCCTCTTACTGAAAGAGTTCCATAATCCTAATGTTTCTAACCAAACAAACACATTAGCTATATATACCGAAACACACCAATTATTACCGATTCTTTCTATCCCAAAACCATCATCATAATCTAGACTATGTTTCGAATCTATAGTAAATATGTGTCTATCCCGTCTATCTTCTATTTTAAAATTAGGATTTTCTAATATAGTTTCTACAAATTGATCGTTGGTTTTATTATTCAAAACATTTTTGGTTTTTTTAGTAAATTCAACCAATGAAACGTGTAAATTTTTACAATAAAGTTGAAATTCATAAAAGGCTTCCAAATTATCTATATCTCCAATTGTTTCTAATAACAATCCTTCTGGATGTTTATTATTCCAGTTATCAAAACGGAAAATAACGAATTTATTTTTATATATTTTAGAGAACCCTATTTTTATATCATATGGAACTAGGAAAATAGGAAGGCGGTTATCATCAGGAATACACTTATAAAGAAGACGTTTTTTATTCTTAGTTCTCCCATATGTTTTATTTCCATCTAATAGTAATACACCTGCAATATATTCGCAATTTTTATGATAAGAATATACTGGATTTATTTGAGGTATAGAATCGACAAATGTCAATTCAAAAATATCTTTTGTAAATAACTTGTCTTTGGATGGTGATATGGATTCTAGATGAATAGCCTGTTCTTTTGAGATTGCATCATTGGTTTCATTATCTACAAAAGACCATGAATTATATGTTCTATCGTGAATATATAATTTTACTTTATATCTTTGAAGATTTGAAATGGGACTTTGTCCCATTTCATCTTCAATAGATCGCCCTCGAAAATTATAATTTGGGACACAAAGTATCCCATTATAATTCTTCGACTGGTTAAATGATTTGTTCTCCATTGCGTAATATAATAATGAATAATATTTAAATGGATTTTCAATTTTACTAACAATATATTATTTATCAATATTTATATCTAATTCTGACGGAATTTCTTTAGGCCATCCACAATAATGTACTAAAATAATTTTCCCTGAATCGTTATATGTTATTCCTTGGTTTCTATTTTTTGTCAAAAATTCCTTGTATAATTTTATATTATCGTATTTTGAATTATTATTATTATCATGTATAATTTTATACATATTTGATGTTAATGTAAAATATACTCTATCAAGTTCATCTATATCTATTTCATAAATATGTTTAAGTGCCAAATATATTATTTCATGTCTTGCTTCACATCCGATAAAACCCTGAAAAACATTTTCAGGGCTCACAGCAAGAACTGAAAAAAAAGAAAAATTTTTTACAATATTGTCAATAGAATCATATATCATAGCATCACTATCTAGGTAAACTCCACCATAAATATAAAGAAAATAATACCGAAATAAATCCGATTTATGAGGTCCACATTTTATACTAAAAAATTTGTTAATAATATTAGGAAATTCTTGTAATGGATGATTTTCGAAAAAACGAATAATTTCCGAATCATCAAAATGTTTATAATCCCATCCTTCACTATTCGATTTTATTTGATTTACAATATTATCGCCTAATTTATTTATAGAAGTTTGAAATATTATTTTTGGTATCATCTTACAGATATATTAAATATTTTTAATATTAATACAAACTAGATAAAAATATTTTTATATATTTTTATAATAAACATATTTATTAATGCCGCCGAAATTTTACAAAAAAAAATTTATTAATAAAGGAGAACCCAAAGAAAAACAAATCAGTGAAAACGCAAAATACCTAATCATTGTAGAATCTCCTTCTAAATGTGAAAAAATAGAATCTTATCTAGGTTCTCAATATTGTTGTATTGCATCCAAAGGTCATATTCGAACAATAGATGGTATAAAAGCAATAGATACTAAAAAAACATTTGAACCCAAGTTCTCAATCATAGATGAAAAAAAACAACATATAGAATGGATGAGAACCATAATATCCCGATTTCAAAAAGAAAATATTATATTAGCAACAGACGATGACCGTGAAGGCGAAGCTATTGCGTGGCATATTTGCGAAATATTCGAACTACCGATCGAAACTACCAAACGCATTATTTTCCACGAAGTTACTAAAACGGCCCTAATAGAATCCATAGACAACCCATTAATAGTTAATATGAATTTGGTAAAAGCACAACACGCAAGACAGGTTCTCGATATTATTGTAGGATATAAAATATCACCCTATCTTTGGAAATATCTTTTCAATAGTAAAGATAATTCCTTATCAGCAGGTAGATGTCAAACACCCGCTTTACGTCTTGTATATGATAATGAAAAAGAGAAAAATACAAAAATAAAAACAAAATACAAAACAACCGCCACTTTTTTCTCAAAACAAATACCTTATGAATTGAATAAGGAATTAGAGAATTCAGAAAAGGTTCTCGAATTCCTAGAAGAATCCCCCGAATTCGATTATCAATTATCTATAAAAGATCCTATAAAAAGTGTTAGATCCCCACCCAAACCATTTCATACATCAAGATTATTACAGACGACAAGCAATGTTCTCCATATTTCTCCAAAGGAGACGATGGAACTATGTCAAAAACTCTATCAATTGGGTCATATTACTTATATGAGAACGGAGAGTTTTCAATATTCTCTACCATTTTTAAAGAAAGCAGAAGAATATATAAATAATAAATTCGGCAATAAATATTTGGGTAAAATAGAAGAATTACAAAATAAAGATTCCTCGAATCCCCACGAAGCAATAAGAGTAACAAATATTGAAATGTCCGTACTAGAATCTGGAGAACCTAGACTAATATCATTATATAAACTTATATGGCGAAATACGGTAGAAAGTTGTATGTCGAATGCCGAATATAATAATACAAAGACAATAATTACAGCACCAATGGAGTTAGAATACCACCATACGATCGAAATACCCCTGTTCCTAGGTTGGAAGAAAATATCTGAAAAACCGGTTGATGAAGAACAGAATTCGGGATTATCCACGATTATGTATTTAAAATCCCTTTTACAAACATCTCAAAAGTTCTCTTATCAATGGATTGAAAGTATGGTTGTTTTAAGAAATAAACATCAGCATTATACAGAGGCAAGTCTCATCAATAAATTAGAAGAACTTGGAATAGGTCGCCCATCTACATTTGCATCTATTATTGATACAATATTGACCCGTGGATATGTTAAAAAAACGAATTTAGAAGGTTCTCTAGTAAAGTGTGAAGAATATAAATTGATAGAAAATAAAATAGAAAAAAGAAAAATAGAAAAGATCTTCGGAAATGAAAAAAACAAATTAGTTATTCAACCCACAGGAATATTAACAATAGAATTCCTTTTGAAAACCTTTGAAAAGATGTTCTCTTACGAATACACAAAAAAAATGGAATTGGATCTAGATATGGTTTCTTCTGGTAAAGAGTCAGATTGGTCCAAAATTTGTAGCCTTTGTTTTGAGGAAATAAAAACTCTTTCCAATGAAATAAAGGATTTATCCAAACAAGCATATAAAGTAGATGAAGATCACGAATTGATATTTTCTCCATTTGGAGCTATTATACGTCGTAATTTTTTAGATGAAAACAATGAAAAAAAATCCGAACTTTTACAAGTAAGAAAGGATATAACAATCGATTTAGAAAAGGCAAAAGAGGGGTTTTATAACATTTCGGATATTTTAGAAATAAAAAACAATTATTTAGGAGAACACGAAGAAAAACCGGTTTATTTAAAAAGCGGTAAGTTTGGAAATTACATAGAATGGGGAGATAAAAAACAAAGTATAAAATCCATAAAAAAATCAACAGATGAAATAACAATATCAGATGCAATAAATATTTTATCGGGTTCTCAAACGATACTCGATAAAAATATATTGAGAAAATTGGACGATTATACAAGTATAAAAAAGGGGAAATATGGACCCTATGCATTTTATCAAAGACCAAATATGAAAAAGCCCGAATTTTACAATATAAAGAATTTCAACCAAGGATTTTTCAACTGTGAAGCAGAAGTATTAATAAATTGGTTAAAGGATACATATGGATTGAAATAGAAGTTCTCGAATATTATAACAATAAATTATAATTAGAGATATACAATAAATAATGTCAAAAAGCATAATACTATTGAATTATATAGCATTTTTAATATTATTCATAATTAGTTTTGTTTGTATATTCAAAAAGAATGCTTATATTTTAGGTTTTGTTTTACTTTTTATTACGAATGCCGCGTTTATGGTTTACGTTTCAGGGGAATTAATACCTTTAATAAATGATATTACATATTTCGGAACAGTTTTTTCGATAATTGCTATTATATCGAGCAGTGTTTTACATTTCGTCTCTTTGATTTTTATTGTAATGTTGATATATAATTTATACGTAAAATATACAGTAAATAATGGATTATCTATAAATATACCCGAACCTTACAAAAGTCAATTATATAATTTTAATGTTTTAATGATAACTACATTTTGTATTTGTACTTTGTTATTATTTATAGTGAAATTTCGACCAGAAAAGTTAGATATTAATTTTTACGAATTATTGAAAAGGGGAAATATTATACTTTATTATAGATATTCTTTATTGTTATTTTCTATTTTGTTATCAATTGCTGCAATAGTTATATCATCATTACAAGTAAAGACGGCTAGTGAATTTTCCAAGCTATCCAGACAGCAAGTAAATGGTGCGGAAAATAAAGTCAAAAAAGGTCCAAAAATATATAGTATTAAGGATTTAAATTTACAAACAACAATTCCAGATACAAAGAATACAATAAAAGAAAAGATAGGTTCTCTCGTAAATGATAGCATTTTTCCAATAATGTAATAAAATCAGGAAACCTACATTTCGTTCCGACTCCTTAAACTCCTGTTTAAAGAGAAAATAACTCGATATTATCCAAATGCGTATAAAGAAAAAGATTATATTATAATTAAATCGTAATAATTATAATATGAAATATTATGAAACACATTATGAAGAATATGTTTCATCCGTGAATAAAATGAATTTACATCCCGAAAATTTACCTATTATAAAAACATTACCTAATGAAATCGATAAATTAACAAATATCATTTTTTATGGCGCTTCTGGAGTAGGGAAATATTCCCAATCACTTTATTTGATGAAGAAATATAGTCCAAGTGATTTAAAGTACGAAAAGAAAATCACTATCCAAACAGAAAAACAAGAATATAATTACAAGATAAGCGATATACATTTTGAAATAGATATGTCATTATTGGGTTGTAATTCTAAAATTCTTTGGAATGAGATTTTTTTACAAATCATAGACATTGTATCTGTAAAACAGAATAAAACGGGTATTATTTTATGTAAAAATTTCCATTTGATACACTCGGAATTGTTAGAAATATTTTATAGTTATATGCAGCAATATAATAGTATATATTCAAATATTAAAATCTTTTTTTTCATATTGACAGAACAATTAAGTTTTATTCCGACAAAGATTTTGAATGTTTGTCATTTATTAAGAATACAAAGACCTAGTAAAGATCTTTATAAGAAATTATACAATAATAATAGTATAGAATTATTGGAAACTATTTCATTAGAAAGCATAGTAAATATAAAAGAAATACGTTCGTTTCATTTGATAAAAGATTCAAATAATATTCCAAAGGATGTATTTAATACCATTTGCGATAGTATAATTGAATGGATATTAGTTCCCGATAAAATAGAATTTACAAATTTCCGTGATGTTTTATATGATATTTTGACATATAATTTGGATGTAGCAGAATGTATATGGTATATACTGACGTATTTTGTTAATAATAATCATTTAAGCAGTAAAAATATTACGGATATATTAATACAGTCCTATTATTTTTTCAAATATTATAATAATAATTATCGTCCTATATACCATTTAGAAAGTATTATATTTTACATAATAATTAAGGTCCATGGATATTAAAGAAGCTTTTCAAATTTTAGAATTAGAAGAAAATAAAACATATAATGTAGAAGAAATAAAAAGACAATATAGATTATTAGCGCTTTTATATCACCCAGATAAAAATAAAAACGATACAGCAACTATACATTTTCAAGAAATAAAGGAGGCTTACGATTATTTATTAGAGAATTACGTCGTTAATACAGATGAAAAAGATCACAGTAAAGATTATCAAAGCTATAATAATATATTATATTCTTTTTTCAATGGAATATTAAGTAATGATATGAAAAATGTACTATTAAATCAGATTTTACAGAAAATATGCAATAGTTGTGAAGAATCAGCTATAGAATTATTGAAAAAAACGGATAAAAAAATCTTGATAAAAACATATAATATTTTAAATAAATATTCAAATGTTCTCCATATTGATAACGAATTTTTAGAAAAAATAAATAAAATTATAAAATGGAAATTTGAAAAGGACGAATGTATAATATTGAATCCTACAATAGACGATTTATTCGAAGACAATTTATATCGTATAAATGTGAATGGTTTTATTTATATTGTTCCATTATGGCATAATGAATTAATATATGATAATTCAGGATGTGATATTTACGTAAAATGTTTACCCATTTTACCCGATAATATTGACATCATTTCAAATAATAATATTCTTGTAAATATAATTTTAACTATAGATCAAATATTAAAAGAGGATGTTTTGAAAATAAGAATTGGTAAACGGGTTTTTGATGTTTCTAGAGAACTTTTACATTTTAAAAAATACCAAAAAATATGGTTATTTGAAAAGGGAATTTCTAGAATTAATACTTTGGATATTTATGATGTTAATAATAAAAGTGATATTATAGTAAATATAGAAATATCGGATTTGTAGTTTATTAGTTATTTTTGTAGAATATATATAAAGTTTTTATTATAATAAAACAATTATAATGGAAAATAGTTGTGAAGAATTATTGAAAAATATACAAAAATGCTTACATAAATGTAATAGTAACAAAAAAATAATAGAAATAGAAGATATTATTAATTTCCAAGAATGTAATAATATACAAGATTGGTACAAAACCGTAAAAGAATCTACCAAATTAAAAATATATTTAAAAAAATCCATTTTGAAGGAAAAATATTCCATCGAATATAATGTTAACAAACGGTTGATTACTATCGGATAATGAATTTATGATTTTATCCTTTTGAAATCTTCCATGGTTTAATTTCTCTACAAAATTGATTATAATTTTTTTAAATATTATAATTTTATTAAATATAATAATAATATGAATATGAATTTATTCTGCCTTATCTTATCTCTTCCTATGATATTGGTTTGTGGATTATCTAATAAACAATTGACACGTATCAATCGGATTATTATGAACCCAAATATTGACAATAAATCAAAAAATTTAATAGAATCGGTTTTATATAAACATTACGAAAAATGGGCGATTGAGATTGGATCAAATTTCAAGAAACTACACTATTACAAATGTAAACATATTCCTTATTATGAAATATCTATTTATTCTCGAAAAGGTTTATTGGATGCCATTAAATGTTATTCTCCTACAAAAGAATCCGCTATGTTTCATTTATTTGCCATACATCATATTCGAGGACAATTGTATCGTGGTATGACCGATCTTTCACCAATTACAAATGTACCGAAAAAACAGCTGTTAAGGAAAGGAACCACATATCAAAAAGCAGGACATAATAATGATATGTTGAATCAAAAAATGATTTCTGATAATAATAATGGTGATAAAAATAAAGAATTATGGGAATATATTGAAGAAACATGTGATCCATTTACAAGGCGTTGTATTACATATAAATTTGATTATGATTTCAATAAAATTCGTAGTAATTTAGAAGTGTCTAGATTGATGGAATGTAGCGAAGAAACAGTAAGAAAAGCTATCTTGAAATACTTTTTGAATAGAAATTTGGGAATTGTATTAGTCAAATGTATCAGGGGAACCAAGGTTCCCCTGAACCCCCTCCCTTAAAAGAAAAAACTTGATGTTAACCTCAGGGAACCAAGGTTCCCCTGAACCCCCTCCCTTAAAAGAAAAAACTTGATGTTAACCTCAGGGAACCTACGGTTCCCCTGAAACCCCTCCCTTAAAAGAAAAAACTTGATGTTAACCTCAGGGAACCTACGGTTCCCCTGAAA